CCTAGATTCGGAAGTCGCCTCTTTTGGGGATATCGTGCATATGCCGGTCATGGCGGTTTTGTCTACAACCACCAAGTCAGCGGACACGGATGTTACGTTTACAGCCAATACAGATACGGATGCGACCGTCACGGTCAATACGTATGAATACGTGGCTGTAGCGCCGACATTGGAAGTTATGAAAAAGGCGAAGTATGACCTCGTAGGCTTAAATCAAAAGTCTATGGGGAAAGCCATTGGAAACCGTTGGGACGCGCAGATTGCAGGGCTCTATTCGAGCCTAACGCAATCGGCCGGGACCGGCGGCGATGGGTTTACGGATGCGGCGCTTATTGAAGGCATCAGACTTTTGGATGTCGCCAATGCGCCAGCGGAGGACCGAAATTTGGCCCTCCATCCTTCGGCATGGTCGGACTTTATCGGGATTGAGAAGTTCTACAATTCCGCGACGTTCCCCCAGCAAAAGGCTCTTGCTAAATACCAAATCGCGGAAGTGTATGGTGTTAAGACTTTTAAGACCAATAACATTTCTTCGTCCGGTACGACCGAGAGAAATCTGTTATTCCATCGGGAAGCCTTTGGATTGGCACGGTCCATTAAGATCGATGTCATGATTCAGGACATGGCTCGCGCAGGACGTAAGGAGATTGTCGCTTATACCCTTTACGGGTTAGGCATTATCCGAAATACGTTCGGCGTTGCCGTCCTCAGCTAGAAAAGGATCTTCGCCCCGCCCTGGGTAGTCTCTTTCCCCCCTAGGGCGGGTGCGGAGATTTTTAATAAATGAAATGTTCTATTTGCCACAAAGAAGGCGATTTAGATTTTTTAGAACGGTGCGAGCCCTGTTTTCGGGAGTATGTGACCCATGTCGAAGACAGTAACTTTCGGCCAGGAGTTATGGCTCCAGGGTATACCGTCACCGTGGCTCATTTGGACGACATCAGACACCGCCGTTTGGATTCTGACGGACGTGTATATCAAGACCGAGGACGAAAATCGTTTAGCAAACCCGGAGGATTATCATGAGGATTAAGTTTTTTTGGGCTGTTGTCTTAGCGGCAACAGTATATGGTTTTGTCCAGGCGGTCGATTACGAAACAACGAAGTCGACAAACGCCACGTCAGCCTCGACCTTAACGGTTATTCCTTTAACCGATCCGGGAGATATCTTGGGAAGCCTTCTCATTAATTCCCGAACCGCCGGATCGGAAACAATCAAGATTTACGATTCGAGCGGAACAACGAATAACTTGATTGGGACTATTGCCTTGTCTACGGGCGGTATTACGTCGAATGAGTACGTCTACAATCTGCGGATTTCAAGCGCAGTCACGATCACGAAATCAGGAGCAACGGCAGATACGACGATTATCTGGAAGAACGTTCGGTGACATTATCAGAAATCATCACGATAGCCGGTGCAAGAATCAACAAACAGACATCGGTTTCCGACGTTAAGACGCGCTTTATTAGTCACGTCAATACAGTCCGGGAGTTTGCTTGGGATAAATACGACTGGAGTTTTAAAAAGCGTGGTTGGTCGATCCGGCTTTATCCGCAGATTAATACCGGGACGGCTTCCGTCGTTAATGGCTCAAGTACCGTAACAGTTTCTTCCAGCGTCTTTTCTTCGCCTTATGTGGGTGGGTTCTTTCGGCTTTTAGGAAGCGTCCCTGAATCCTGGTACCGGATTGTGGCGCAAGGCGGCACGACTTTAACTTTAGATGTTCCCTATCAAGGAGCCACGAATGCGACCGGGTCATATGAAGTAAGAAAGACTGATTATCTGATTCCTTCAGAAATTGCAGGAAGCCTCGACATGACGGATTCTCAGGGCAGAATCATTACGGTTGATTCTAAGCTCGTGCGCCCTACTATGATTCCCGACACGAAAGGCCGCCCAGACCGCGCTGTTGTTTGGTCGGATGACCCGATAGGCACTTCTTATACGACCGGAACGATAACCGGGACGGTAGACACCCGCACCATTACCGGCTCTGGGACTTCTTGGCTTACGAACGTAACGGCTGGCGATCAATTAGAAGTCGCGGTATCAAGCACAACCTACAAATACCAAGTTCGCTCGGTTGAATCTGACACGTCGCTAACCCTCTACCAATTCCTGCGAGTTGGGATTTCGGCGGGAACGAGCTATACGCTGCGAAACCAATTTGGACGTATTGCCCGGTTCTCGGCTACGCCAGATGACGAGTATTACATTACGCTGACCGGCGTCCGGCATATATATCCCTTAGCCCATGACAATGATACGGATGAGCTTTTGACTTACCATTCCTCGGCACTAATCGAAGGAATTATTGGGTTAGAAGAAGGGGCTTCGCCCGACGATAGAGAAAACCCGCAAATAGCCAAGTTCGTCGCAATGCTCGGGACTAAAGCTGGGACGGACGCCAGAAACGCCGGGTCTTTTAATCCGCTTCCCATATCAATTCCTTGGGGGAATTACCGTGCCTAAAGATTTCGGGACTCCCATGGATTTTTATGAGAACACGGGCGGCCTAACGCTCATGAATTCCGGGATCCGGGTTCCTAACGAAGCCTGTAAAGACGTTAAGAACATGAACTATTTCCCCGTGGGTGGATTTAGTTCGCGGAACGGATATACCCGGCTAAACGGAACCGCATTTAATTCTGGCGCAATCATGACCTCGCTCTATTACAAAGTGCAATCGAGCGGCACGGATCTTTTAATCGGGACCGGCGGGAACATGATTGCCAAGATGGACAGCTTGGACGGAACCTGGGATGACTTAACGGGCGGCCTCACTCTAACGGCCGGACAAAATAATCTTTGGTCTTGGGCGATCCTAAATGATATCGCCGTCGGCGCAAATGGAGTCGATAACTGCATACAAGTAAGTACGGTCCCGGCAGCGGCGTCAATTGCCGCAGGGACCTTGGCCTCCGCTCTTTTTGTTGTGGAATACCGGGGGTACATGTTTTACGGGAATTTGGTTGAAGGGGCGACCGCGTTCCCAGACCGATTGCGGTTTTCTAATAATGCGACTCCCGGAACCTTAACGTCGACGGACGTCATTAACGTTCATACGAAAACAGGCGGAACACTTCGCGGAGCTATTGTCTATAAAGACCGGCTTTTATGTTTTAAGGAAAATGCGATCTATGAGATTATCTTTAGTCCGACAAGAGTCGCTTCCGACGGAACTCTTTTCCCATTTCTTCAGAATCCCAATCCGCTTTTAATCGGGATTGGCTCTCAATCGCATCATACGCTCGTGCATTTCACAACGCCTTCGACGCATACCGCGCCGGGGGACTACATTTTCTTTATCGATCAAACCGGAATGCCGCGCATCTATTCCTCCGGCGATAGCTCATTTCAAGTGGGATATCCGATTTCGATGGCAAGAGATACGACAATTGAATCTATTGCTTCTTGCACCCGAAGCGTTACGGCGCTTCGCTCTATGTGGGCGATCAATTACCCGGAGCGAAATCAAATTTGGATCTTTATGCCTATTACGACCCAAATGGATCGGTGCTGGGTTTTAGATTACACGATTAATTGGGCTTGGGGGAAACATGTCTTTGCCGACGCTTTTACGTGTGGGGCCTTAGTCAAACATACGGACGGAACCTACCGAGTTTTTGCCGGCGACCGAAATGGTTTTACGGTGAGGCACGACACAACGAGCTTAGACAACGCTACGGCCATTAGTGCGTTTTACCGGACAGGCGATGCTAGAGCAACAGGCCGAAGTCCCGTTCAAAGAAGCAATTGGCCGTTTATGGAAGTTAAAGGCACGACGGGATCCGCTACACAAGCGATGGATGTTGCTTTCTTTAAGGACTCTGAGGATATTGCGAGTGCGTCCGATCAAGTGTTTCTTCATTCGAGTCAACCGCAATGGGGAGCAGGAACGAAGTGGGCTCAATTTAAGTGGGCCAAGAAGGGGCTCGTCAATAGAACAATCACGCCAAACGTTGATGCCAAGACGCTCGGAACTAAATTCTCGAATGTGGCGGGGTCGCAGATTACCGTTGAAGGCTTTACTCTTATTCCCAAATACGAAGGACTTTACCATGAGTAGGGAGGTTTTATGTCAGCAGTAGCCAGGGCCTATACTTTTACTGACGGGACAGACGCCTACGGGTCGCAAGTAGAAAACGAATTTACGACCATTTATAACGCCTGGAACAATCATGATGCCGGAACTTCGAAATGGACGGTTCTATCTTCTCTAAATTCTTCTAGCGTTCCTCTCGTGGCCGACAATTCGAGCGGCACAAACGACATCGTTAATTTTAAAGACAATTCATCGACGGTATTTAAAGTAGCCGATGGCGGCAACGTTACGATTGGCACCGGCAATCTCATCTTCGGCACCTCCGGCAAAGGTATTACGGGAACCATCGCCGCCGATGACGCGGCGACCGGGAATCTTGGGCAAGTGCTTACCTCAACCGCCGGATTTACCAATGCCCCTACCACGAATCAATTAGGTGATTTAACAAGCCTTTCGATTACGGCGGGGGATTGGGATATTTATGTGTCGCTTTATTTCACCGGAAATGGCGCTACATGGTCAAAAGGATCGGTCGGCGTTTCTTCTACGGCCGGCAATGACGGAACGGGCCTTGTGAGCGGTGACAACCGATTAGATTTGGTTTTTGCTAATAGCAGTACTGCCATTACAGACTTGCCTCTTTATATCACCGCCTATCGAGTGAACGTT